AAAACTTTAAATTTGATGTAGACGTGATTGATAAAAATGGATTTACTATTTTGAATGGTTCAAGTGATGAAAATACCTTATCTGCTGGGTCTTCAATTAATCCTGCGGTAGCATGGAAACCTGCAACTTCGGGTGAGTATACAATAACGGCTTCTATTGTAGATGATCAAAATAACACATTAGCACCACCAATCACGAGAACAATTAATGTCACTGGTTTAGGAGGACAAAGTTTATCTGGACAATAATAATAATAATAATAATAATAATAATAATAATAATAATAATATATAAAAGACAAGATAAATGAAATTTAAGAAAGAATATCAAACATATTTAGTGGTTATTGTTGCAATTCTAACAGCCGGTTATTTCTTAAAATCTTTTTTTTTTAATAAAAAGAATAAAGTAGTTGAAGGAGTGACTGGTGATGGTGCCTACATTGGCTGGAATCAACTCTGGCAGCCATTCCATCAATATTATCGGATTGATGTTGATTATGAGAAATTAAAAACGTTCAACATAAGTTCCGTATCGGCACGGCCACCATCTGTTCCAGTTGATGTTCCTTCAGGCGCTTCCGTGACCGAATTTGAGTCGGCACACGCTTCCGTGAACGATATTGAGGAAGGGATTAAAATGTTAATTTTAACGCAGTTTAATTTAACGGAAAATACTGATAATATTACTTTAGATGAGTTTAAAACTGTGATGGGTATAGAAGGACAAGAAGATATAGAAGGACAAGAAGATGATCAAAAAGAAATAATAGATGCCTTTGAAATAATAGATCAATCATCTGTTTTAGTCAAAGATGATAGCGATAATGTTACAGGCATAAAAGTTAAACGGACATGTGGTGATATGCTTGATTATTTTAAACAGCAAGCAGATTTAGCCGCCAGTAACACATCTCCTGATGCAGACGCAGCATTAGCTGCATATGATTATGCACGTTTTATTCTGAAAAAGGAATATGATCATTATGATGATAATGATGCAATAATGGCATTAATTGCAGCCGGAAATCTATTGGCACTTATGGGGCAGCCTTTAATGGAATATAATGATAAAGTTGTGACGGACGCAAAAGAAACCGCCCGCGATGCCGCCGCCGCCAACTTCGCCATCGTTGGCGGCGGTGGCACCACCAACGCCGCCTACAACGCCGCCAACGCCGCCTACAACGCCGCCAACGCCGCCAACGCCGCCAACGCCGCCGCCATCGCCGCCGTCGACGCCGTCGACGCCGCCATCGCCGCCGCCACCGCCGCCAGCAAGAAATCCTTTTTAATTGTTTTTAACAATATTACACACGATGGCGGCGGCACCTATGTTCAATTTTATGATGGTAGTAAAGGCTTTAATGACGCATACCTAAAACAAGTCTTCATAAATTCGGCTGGTCAAATCTATCAAAATGTGTATATCATGATAAAAAATACTGAAGTGAGTCCCATACAATTTATGAAAGAGCCTAAAGCGGGGCAACGAAAGTAGAAAAAAAGAAAAAAAAAGAGGAGCGGGAAAGCAAGGGTGTAAGAGGAAAAGAGCGGGAATGCAAGGGTGTAAGAGAAAAAGAGTGTCGAGAGTGAGAATAGGGCTGCAGGAATTTGAAGTTTAGAGGCTCTATTGGCAGAACAGACCTTCCAGGCCCCTGATATTTGCAGTATCAAAAGCCGAGACAACCGCAACCATCCGAGCAGGGCACATAAACTAATATTATATATGAATAATAATAAATAATAATATATATATAAAATTAATAATATATAAAAATATAAAAATATAATAATATATAATAATATATAAAAATATATAAAAATGAGTATGTATGAGGATGTATGTGATTTTAATAAACAATTTGGAGTAGCCCAATCCTCCAAATCATTACTGAATGATGAACAATTTATTAATACACGTATGGAATTAATACGCGAAGAAATGAGAGAATTGGAAGAAGCTGTTAAAAATAAGGATATGACTGAAACAATTGATGCGCTTACGGATATATTATATGTTACCTTAGGAATGGGATTTAGTTTAGATATAGATTTAGATAAATCCTTTACAATCGTGCATAAAAGTAATATGTCAAAAATGTGTGATACCGAAGAGCAAGCAATAAAAACGGTTGAATGGTATAAAACAAATGATAGTCGGTATGATAGCCCGGCTTATCGTAAAAATGAAAGTGGGAAATATATTGTTTATAATGAAAGCACCCGAAAAATTCTGAAATCAATTGATTATAAGCCTGCCGTTTTTAATATCCAAGAATTATAATAGTATAATAGTATAATAGAATAAATACCATAAATTGACTTAAAGATATAGTATAAGTATAATATAGGTAGTATATAATATATTACCTAATGGTCTGAATAATATCAGTTATCAATTAAATATATTAAATAACCCACCTGATATTAAATAAATTGACCAATCCTCGTATAATAATTTTTGTTTACTATAACAGTTTCATGATAGCTCAGCAGTAGAGCAACGTTTATGAACTAATAAAAAGTTGACCACCATGGTCTGTGATTAGTTCGTTATCCTCTTTTTATGGCGTAGGTCATCGGTGCAAATCCGATTTATGAAAATAAAATATTTTTTTTATGAAAATTAATATTTAACTGTTATTATATATATATGTTATATGGATTATACATAGTTTGATTAAACTATTATAATTTTAACATATTTGAACTGCTATTATACGTTATCTTAAATTAATTAATGATGGCTTGTTATCATATGAATTATGATAATATTATTTTAAAAGGGATTTTGGGAAAAAAGGATTGGTTTCATACTAACTAATTGTTTTTATAATAATTTTTTATTTTTTTTTTGGGGTTTAATAGGTTAAAGGTAAGCAAACGCGATGATACGCATAAGGATAGCAAGCATAAGGAACGCAAGCATAAGGAACAAAGCATAAGCAACGCAAGCATAAGGAACAAAGCATAAGCACCGCAAGCATAAGGAACAAAGCATAAGCACCGCAAGCATAAGCACCGCAACACACTTAAGATAAGTAGTACAACAACATAAGTAGTACAACAACATAAGTAGTACAACAACTATTAAATAAATTGAAAATTATGGACTGTAATAATTTGGGTTATCACTTTTTCTGAACACCCCCATTTTATGACTAATTGTCCATAATTTTTAATTTATTTAATAGTAGTACAACATAAGTAGTAGTACAACAACATAAGTACAACAACTATTAAATAAATTGAAAATTATGGACTGTAATAATTTGGGTTATCACTTTTTCTGAACACCCCCATTTTATGACTAATTGTCTATAAATTTTAATTTATTTAATAACAAATAAATTAAAATACTTTTAGAATAATAATACTTTTAGAATAATAATAATATAAATAATACTTTTAGAATAATAATAATATAAATTATTCTTTTAGAATAATAATAATATAAATAATATTATAGTATTATAATATTATACGAAAGAACCAAAGATGTTTAAAACTAATTTTTTACCCGAAAATCCTTCTTATCCGCAAGAACTTAAATTCCCAGATACAGTAAACAATAATTTAAAAATTAAATATCATTATTTAGATACTACATTTAAAGCCGGTCATGAACAAACTACATTTGTTGCAAATATGAATGCTCAAGATAGTGCTACACAATCAAATTTGTTACAAAAAAATTATAAAAATGTAAAATCAATAGAATTAATCTCTGCAATGCTACCTATAGCAAATATTGATGTTGTATCTACTGCTGGTGGGGGCGCCACGGCGGGTGAAGAAGTTATTTATATGCATATTGATGAACTTGAAGGAACAATTGATTCAAATCAAGCTGGTGGACAAAACGCATTTGCAAAATTAGTATTTGATGGTGTTGGTACAAATGTTGCTACTCATGCTTTTGCACAATTAAATTGTGGAATGAATCCAATACTTGAGTATGAAACAAAAGGAAAACGACTTGATAAAATGACAATTCGGTTTAAACCAACCGCTGCAGCATCTGGTATTCAAACAGTTCCTGCCGATATTCAATTTACCCAACATTTAATTGTTAGTTTAACATTTAAAATTGGTGTGATTGAGCCGATTATTCCAGCTTAAATGCTATAATACTATAAATGCTATAATACAATAAATTAAAATATATAAAGAATTCATACTATAAATGAATAATAAGAAAAGAGAGAAGGAATAAAAGTTTTATAACACCAATTTCATAAGAAGATAATGGGAACGCTACGCCGTATTCAAAATGAATGTAAAGAAATGTTGACAAACCCGCCTGCAAATTGTTCAGCAGGTCCAATTAATGAACAAGATATATTTAGTTGGAATGCGACTATCATGGGCCCGGAAGGAAGCCCATATGAAGGCGGTGTGTTTAAATTAAAAATAGATTTTCCAAGCGATTTTCCTTTTAATCCCCCCAAAATGTTATTTACTACCAAAATATATCATTGCAATATTAATTCAGCAGGAGGAATTTGTTTAGATATTTTAAAGGACCAATGGAGTCCAGCCCTAACCATTAGTAAAATATTATTAAGTATTTGTTCATTAATGGATGACCCTAATCCCGATGATCCTTTAGTTATTGATATTGCCGATTTATTGTGTAAAAATAAAAAGGTTCATGATGCGAATGCGAGAGAATGGACACTCCGCTACGCAAATGATGTGTAATTACACTCTTTACGCCCACCCTTTACGCCTTTTTCTCATTTAAAATGCCGATTTTATATAAACAATCATATTTTATATAAAATTATATACTATTATATACTATTATATACTATTATATACTATTATATACTATTATATACTATTATATACTATTATATACTACTGTGGAATATTTAAAATATTAACTAAAAAGAGTTATTCTTGATTATATATAATAAAAATTGATTTAGTAATAAAATTAGAATATATTACAATAACGAAAAATGAAAGTAAAAAATATTCGTGGCGAAGGTCTTGATAAGTTTTATACTAATCCAACATGTTCTAAAAAATGTATAGACAAACTTTGTGAATTATATGATATTACAAAATGGGATTTAATTGTTGAACCAAGTGCTGGAAATGGCAGTTTTTTAAATCAAATACCAAGTAATAAAAAAATCGGCATTGATATATTACCCGAACAGTCAAGTATAATTAAACAAGATTTCTTTGATTATTATCCTCCATCATCAGCTACGCAAGTAAATAAACCAACTATTTTGGTTATAGGTAATCCACCATTTGGTAGAGTTAGTTCATTAGCAATTAAATTCTTTAATCATTCCGCAAAATGGGCGAATGTGATCGCATTTATAATTCCAAGAACTTTTAGAAAATTAAGTGTTCAAAATAAATTAGACGATATGTTTCATTTGGTATATGATGAAGAAATACCAAATAATCCGTGTTGCTTTTCACCGAAAATGATGGTTAAATGTTGCTTTCAAATATGGGAAAAAAAAGAAACGAAAAGACAAATTATTGATTTACCTACTACGCACGCTGATTGGGAATTTTTAAAATTAGGTCCAAACGACACCAATGGACAACCTACACCCCCTTTAAATGCCGATTTTGCTATGCGTGCGTATGGAGGCAAGGTAGGCGAAATAAAAACCGAAGGATTAAATAAATTAAGACCTAAAAGTTGGCATTGGTTTAAATTAAATATTGATAAAAATACACTTATTGATAGATTTAATCAATTAGACTATTCAAATAGTTTAAATACTGCCAGACAAAACTCTATGGGAAGAGCAGAATTAGTTGCTTTGTATTTAGATTTCTTAAACTCTAAAATGTAATAATAATAATAATTCATTTTAAATAATTCATTTTAAATAATTCATTTTAAATAATTCATTTTAAATAATTCATTTTAAATAATTCATTTTAAATAATTCATTTTAGTATTTATCGCCCTATTTTGTGGATTGTCCAAAGATGTAAAGGTATTATATGTTTAATTAAATATATAATATAAAATTAATTTATTATTTAATCTACAGGATACTATTATTATTATATTTTTATTGAAATTATTGAAATTATTAAAATAATGTCGTCGTCAAATAATACATCGCCGTCAAATATACTATTACCTCCAATTAAAATGGAAGTTCCTTTTATTTACAAATACCAGCCTTTATTATTAGATGATTTTCATTCCGATAAAGAATTTATTTCATTATTAAAAACATTAATCAAAATGGATTCTTTAAATATTATTTTTATAGGCGATGGTGGATCAGGAAAAACAACATTTATAAATTCAATTATGAGAGAATATTATAACAATATTAAATTAAACTTTTTATCCACCTATAATGAAAATATACTTGTTATTAATAATTTAAAAGATCAAGGAATTATTTATTATCGCAATGAAGTAAAAACCTTTTGTCAAACCGCGTGCACTATCCCTGGTAAAAAGAAAACGATCATAATGGATGATATTGATAATATTAATGAACAAAGCCAGCAAGTGTTTAGAAATTATATTGACAAATATAGTCACAATGTAAATTTTCTATCATCCTGTAATAATATTCAAAAAGTAATTGAAAGTATCCAATCACGTTTACGTATTATTAATATACAGCCATTAAACAATGATAGTTTATTACATCTTATTAAAAAAATATGCACATATGAAAATATTATTATAAATGACGACGCAATACAATTTATGATCGATGTCAGTAATTATTCGGTTAGAGTTGTTATTATTTATCTGGAAAAATTTAAATTAATGAATGAAGTGATTACGATTGAATTAGCAGAAGCCGTTTGCACAAATATCAAATTTAGTGAATTTATTCAGTATACAAATTATTGTAAAATAGATAAGGACATTCAAAAGGCAACAATCCTTATTTATAAAATGGTTGACCGCGGCTACTCTGTTATGGATATTCTTGACAACTATTTTCTTTTTATAAAAACAACGACGATTTTAACCGAAAACGAAAAGTATAAAATTATTCCATTAATATGTAAATATATTACTATTTTTAATAATATACACGAAGATGAGATTGAATTAGGGTTATTTACAAATCAAATGATTGACCTTTTTTAATTATTATTGTTATTATTATTATTATTATAAACTATATAAACCCATCTTTATAATAATATATAACAAAGCCTTCTTATTATTATATTAATATTAGCATGTGGTCCTATTTGACATCACCGTTATTTGTAAATTCCAATCAAGAAACAGAAACAGAAACAGAACAAGACAAAAATGAGATTTCTGAATTAAATACTGGTGCAAGTGCAGCCAAGACAAGCACAGCAGTCAAGGCAAGCACAGCAGTCAAGGCAAGCACAGCAGCCACAAGCGCAGCAGACAAGGCAAGCAATAATAAAAATATTGATACCGATAAAAATAATGATAATGGTACTGATAGCGATAATGATTCTTGTGATTATTTTCATAAGATTACCCCAAAGGATTATATTACCCGAATTCTTATTCTTGGTTCAACGGAAAATACCTATTCCGCGAGTGGAAAAACGAAAGGATTAACAAAAGACTCCGAAAAATATATCCAGGACCAAATTGATAGCGGTAATGGTAACCAAGTTCTTGATATTGTTCGTTCAATCTATGTAGACGGAAGAGCACCCAAGCAAGACAATGTATTAATGGTCCATGCAATGCTCTGCAGAGCCGCCGACAATACTCTACGTAAATCGGCACTGGCCTTACTACAAGATTACCGAACCATCGCCCAAATTTACATGTGGAAGAATTATCACTCTAAAATGGGCGAGTCAAAAGGGTTTGGTCGTGCGGTAAAACGCAATATGAATCAATGGATTTTACAAAAAACACCTGATCAACTTGCCTACCAAATTACGAAATACATTAAACGCGGTGATTGGGGATTTGCTGATTTACTTAAATGCATCCATACCAAAACTGGCACAGGCGATGACCGTGTTTTTCCCAATGGCGATACAAAGAAAAATAAGGAACAATTGCCTGCAACGTCAATTGATTTGGTATTGCGCTATGCCGTTGATGGGTTTGAAAGTATGTCACAATTGGCAAATAAATATAATTTAACAAATGAAAAGGTGTTTAATTATTTATCTGCAGTTGAATTTGCTAAAACAATTTCTTTAAAGGATGATGATAATAATGATAAAGTTAAGGAAAAAAATATTTCCACATTAATTGAAATCATTCAAGAGTTTAAATTAACTCGTGAGCAAATTACTACGGCTGGTTTGTCATTGCCTGCGGTCCAAACAGCTCTACTCGTAAACAAGGAAAAAACAAGAGTGACTATGCCAATGACTGCCCTTATGCGTAATTTGGCTAATTTAACCCGAATTGGTGTTTTTGACGATGAGGTCGTTCTTCGGTTAGTATTAGCACATTTAAAGAATACGAATGCTATTACCAAATCATATATTCATCCTGTATCGGTACTAACTACTTGGTTTGCATACCGCCAAGGTCACGGTAAATTAAGTTCTAATCACTGGACACCAATTCCCGAATTAGAAAGCGCGCTTGAAGAAATGTTTTATCTAAGTTTTAAAAACTTGGCGCCAACTGGTAAACGATTGTGTTTTTTAATCGATTGTTCAGGATCGATGACCTATTCCGACGTTCCAGGATGCGACGGTGTTACGAGCGCGGAAGTAGCTGCCTTATTAGCAATGGTTTTTGCACGTGCAGAAGCAAACCAACCGAATAACGTACCAAATGCACCTCTACGTTATCAAGCTCCTGTGCAACATTCATTCTATTTATTTTCTGGAAGGACTGGCTTATTTGATGTATCCGATTTAATTCACGCAAAGGCAACTTTTAATGATGTATTAACTGCAGTTCAACGGTCAGACTTTAGCACTACCAATATTTCTCACGGTATTTTAGAATCCAAAAAATTCAAACGGCTTTATGATGGGTTTGTTGTTATCACGGACAATGATGTCAATAGCGGAATTAAACCCAGTTTGGCCCTCCAACAATACCGAGAAGAATTAACGATGCCTACTAAAATGGCGATTGTAGCTACTCAAATGAATGAACTCTCTATTGCAGACCCAGCCGATAAATACATGATGGATTTTTGTGGATTTGATTCTCATTTACCTAAACTATTGCAAGAATTCATCAGTGGAAAAAAATCAAAATGCACTGAATCCGAGTAATGAGGGTGGTGTATAGTATAGTGTCTAAAATAAAATCAGTCTAAAATAAAATCAGTCTAAAATAAAATCAGTCTAAAATAAAATCAGTCTAAAATAAAATCAGTCTAAAATAAAATTATAAAATTATAAAAAATAAAATAAAACTATTTTTATTTTATTTTTTCTATAGCATATAGAGCATATAATTTATTGAGCATATAATTTATTGAGCATATAATTTATTGAGCATATAATTTATTCAGCATATAATTTATTCAGCATATAATTTATTCAGCAATCAGCAATTGCTTTCCAATAATAGTATCAGACTCTAATACCTGTTGAGGTGATAAACGCGCAAACCAATTATATTTTAATCGGTTTAAAACGTCATCCGCCGGAATATAAATTCCATATATACAATCAATAAAATCAATAAAAGCATTGCTCATTAACCGTTCAATCATAACAGATTTACCATTCGCATCCTTTACACCTAATTTATTTGCCGCGACCATATTAATCTCTCTGTTTTCAATTCTAAGACTAAGCCAGTTATTAATTGCCCCAACAAAATTACTTTCATCGGTAAAATCATTTGAAACTAATATTTCTAAATAATTCATATATTCTTTCATTACCCCGCAGTTACGAAGACATCCCATAAATTTATTAGACGGCGCATAAGCACTGTTTGTAGCAGAAACGGTTTTATTAATAAATTCACCAACAACCATTTTATCATTCAGCGTATTATTATCATAACAGGAAGTTAGATTCTGTTGGCAGATAAATGAACTTGGGACCAATAACCCTCCATAGGTATAAAGAACTTTTGCTAATGCTAAATCGCGTATTTTTGAACAAATCGGCTCACCGACTTGAGTTAAATCAATCGTCCATCCATGTAAAATATTAAAGAAAGAACTGTCGTCAATTAAACAAATATTAAAATCATTTCCACATTTATCAATGATTGATTTTATCGTTAAATATAAATACGGTTGATTCAATTCTCTTGTATTTCGCGATTGGAAATTCAGCCATGACCTTGCATTAATATCATAGGTATTATGAATCCATAATATTTTTTTCTTACTTTTTGCTAAAGAGGAATCATTTAATAAATATTTTTTAATTAAATCATAGTCATTTATCTCTTGCTTATTTTTATTTATATTAAAAGTTTTACTTATTTTTTTATACTGTAAATATAATATATATAATCCAATAATTAAAAATAACGAACATATATAATCATTCTTTTGATTTACCATTTTTATTTAATATATTATGTATATTATTATATACTATAATAATTATATTGTATAATAATTATATATAATCCTATCATTTTTTAATATTATTTTTTAATATTAAAAAATAAGCACAAATACGGTGACGTCACCTCCAGGATTTGAACCTGGGCGGGTAGAACCCAGTAGATTTCAAGTCTACCGCCTTAACCACTCGGCCAAAGTGACCCTCACTTATAATTTATTAATTATTTATTTAAGTAGTAATTCATCAAATATAATTAAAGCACCAAATATAATTAAAGCATCAAATATAATTAAAGTATAAATTGAAATGATTTTTTTGATAAATTAAATAGTATCCCCCAAACCAAATCGCGATAATTACAAAAATGTTTACCCGAAGTCAAGCAAAAAAACAACAAGAAGTGCAACTACAAGAACCACAACAACAAGAAGTGCAAGAATCGCAGCAGCAACAAGAAGAACTGCTTAAAGCAGTTGAATGTATCAAGAGCTATATGAATGATATCGATAATATTAAGACCAATCACAGCATTTGGAATTACCAAATGGCTAAAATTAAATTAATAAATGAATTATATGCATACATGCTGACAAATGAAACCAAACAAAACCTCTTTGTTCCTTCATTTGCCAAAATGTCAAGATTTCTTACAATCTTGTTGAATAGAACACAACACCTAAAGTGTGAACTATTAAATATAATTAAAAAGGAAATGATACAAGAATATCGTGATAAACAGAACGAATTATTGTCCAAACTAAATGATTTGGATGAGTATTTACAAGAGAACTCCGTAAGCAAGTAAATATCGCAACAACCACGCCAGTAGGTAAGTATCGCAACAATGCAACGACCAATTCGTCACTCTCTGTTTTTCATGTTTTTTTTATTTACACTCTGAAATATATATAATATAAATTTATAGAATTTTATATTATCTATTTATTTATTTATCTATCACCACTTCTTTGGCTATTTTTTTAATCACTTTATTTATATTATCAGGCGTGCCATTCACCGTTTGAGAGATTAATTTTAAAAATTCATTATTTTCTTCCGAGGTGCTTTCCTTGTAAGTCGGGTGTTCAGCCTGCCATTCGCCCATTAACCCAAAATTCTTTTGTTCTATTTTGCGGATAGCCTTATTCAGTTTGGGATAACCCGATTGTTCTTTTTCCCATTTATCTTCATCCTTCACATACAATGTCTCTCTTTTAATATCACTGCAATGCACTGGCCGTTTGGTTTGCTCAAGGTCATTCATTTCGGTCAGGATAATTTTAGAAATGCCTTCGGTATAACCCAATTTACCCATATTATCCAAATCAGATAATTGGAGTTGGAGCGAGTTAACAAACTCAGATAAATTCATGGCATCTTTACAATCTTCGTTTAAAAACACCTGTAAATTAAAGGTTTTGTTATGGCTATTGTTATGTGAGTTACTTACATTATTGCTACTATTATTACTATTTTTACAAACTTCAATCATTTGGTTTTGTAAATCATGATTACTTTTTACTAATTCTAAAACTAAATTCGTTAATGCTTTAATATCCTTCGCTGGATTAATTATTGTATTTTCATT